AAGGCAATCAGTTTCTCAGTGGCGTCAGAAACGCTCTTAACTAACTGTCCAGCGACTTCATATGCTCTAGGGTGATCTGTGTTATTTGCCACGTCTAAGATGCCTGAGAGCGCCTCCTGACCCTTCTCAATGATGTCATAGAGTTGACCCCTAGAATAGTCGTAATCTTTTTTGATATCCTTATCGATATCAATAATACGCTCTGTTCTTTTCTTTGGTTTTAGGGTTTCTTCTGTAGGAACAATATCTGCTTCTACATTTAGTGCATCTTCAATCCCATCGTAGTTATCATTCATACGTCTTCAAAATAAGATGTAGTTTCATTGAATCCAAAGTCATCGCCAGATACCAGAAGAGCATCATCAAGTGCATCAACAACGTTGTCGCTGTTCTTATCTTCTTTTGCTTTAGGAGTGACTTCATATTGTCTATATCTACTTGCAATATTCAGATCAGTTGTAGTATAATCTTTTGTAATTGCTTTTTTGATAAGTCCAGTATCAGATGTAGGACCGTAAATATAAGTTTTAATTGTAAATCTTAAAGTGTATACCAGAGATCTTCTGGTTGAGAAATCTCCTTCATATGAATCATCAAAGAAAATACTATTCAATACAATGGGAACATCTTTTCTAATGTTTGCTTCATCGACTAATCTCATTGAAAGATTAAAGGATGGTTGAAAGTATGGAACAATTTGTTCTACAATTTGCAAACAATCATCTTGAGTTTTGCTAAGAATATTAAGTTCAAATTCAAGATTGTATGGAACAGGAACATAAGTTTTCTTTACACCCTCATTGTCCTCATTGGTCAAACAATACTGAACAGGACTCTGCTTTCTGGTTGGATCATAATTCATCCCAGTCATTTCAAATGCAAGACGAGGAAGAGTAATAGCATTTGGTCTTCCAAGTTCAGGTTGCTCCGTTAAACGAGCAAGAAATTTCTGACGAGGACCATATGCCAAAGGAACTTTCATTCTTTGATATACTGTTCCATCATCATGAAACTTACGAATTTCAATATTATTGAAAAGCGTACCAAACCCGATAACTGCTTTTCTTATAATTTGATTGTAACTAAATTCTCCTAACATAATTAACTCCTATTTCCAAATTCTCCAAATGGGTTTACTTCAGTGAAATCTAAAATTCCATCGCCTAGATTTTCAAACTCAATGTTATCTGCATATGCATCCTTCATATCAAGTTCATCAAAGCTAGTAATATTTATAGAGAAACCAGTAACCTCTCCAGTTAAAGTTTCTCCAACTAGATATGTCGAAGATGCAGAAGATGATGTAAATGCTCTCAGTTCTACAAATGCTTCATCAGGATCCCATTGGTTAACCATTGCTTTGATCCCATTAACAGATCCTTCAACCATTTCACCAAGTTGTGGTTCACCACTAATGGTCTCCCTATCATAATAGAATTTAACAATAAATCCATCATCTTCTTGAGTTTCAAAGATATCACTACCAGCGGTTTCGTTGGCATACTCATAAAGTTCACATTTTAATTGATAAGTAAATAACTTACCAAATTGATAAAAAGGTACTTCATGTTCTACAAACTTAACTTCAAATAAATTTGAGGTCAGTGGGAAGTATATTAGATCACCTTCTTGTGGTCTAGAACCAACCATGATGTTATCTGCTCCTGTCATTTGCACAGCAATAAAATCATCAAACATCTGCTTAGATAATGTAAGAGTGATTTCATCTGTTGATCTAATGCCAAATTTTGTTAGGATATCACCAGCACCTTGGAATCCTTCATTATTTTCCAAGTAGGCATATGTTAAAAATGAATCATCAAATTCTGAAATAATTTCTTCATTTAAGATATTATCTTTAGCAATAAGTTTTCTAGGAATATAAAGAATATCTAAACTAAACATTTTGATAAACTCATCCACCAGCGATTGCTGAAGGATTTGTTCATTCCTAGTACCGTGTGTAAAGTAAGTAGTTTTTGCCATCTTATCCGATCATATCCATTGGTGGAAGTTCGTATGTTGATGCCATTTCCGATTCAATCTTTTCAAGTTCTGCAACAGCATCGTCATAAAGTTGTCTACCGTTCATTGTAATTCCACCAGGAAGTTGTGCCCCCTGGAATTTGATTAAGTTTTGACCCCACTGCTTTTTAATGAGTGAGGTGCAGTATCTTTTTAAGAATTGGTCATTATAAATTTGAGTATATGAAGTTGGGTCAAGCAATCGATAACAATCAATAATTACAAAAGCACCTTCATCTACAAAATCTGTAGCAGTGTCAATAAACAAACGATCTTGTCTTTGATTGAATCTAAACGGAATAAAACTACCATTGTTTAAAACCATATCTAAGGTCTCTAGATATGACTTAACCATGTAGTAACTTAAAATATCAACAGATCCAAATTGATAAAGATCATTTAAAAATAATTGATACTCTAATCCAAAGAGGTTGCTTCTAATATTGCTACCTTTGATTCCAAAAACTTGATTAACACCCAGTACTTGAGGTGGAATATCTAAGTAATTATTTCGTGCCAACCAATCTGTAGATCCTACAGTAGTGGTTTCGTTGCTTTCAGTAAACCGTGTTACATCATCAGCAGTAAACTGATGCTTCAAGAACATCCTTTCGACACCATTGAAATGACGTTCTTGGAACATTTGAATTGCATCATCAATTAGATCATCAATCTGGTCATCATCGACGTTGATTTCCAGAATTGGTTTGCCTAATCTTCTAAGACAATATTCTTTTAATTCTGCTCTACTTGTTGGTTGCGCCATTTATACGCATAAAAAAAGTCCTCTACTTTATTTAGTAGAGGACCATTTTATCAACCTTCGACGTGTTGCGAGATCAGTTCTTCTTGCCCTGAATTCAGAGGTTGATCTCCACCGTTATCGGTCTTTGCCATACGCAAACCTTCAATAGCACCTTGCAATCTAAAGAATTCTTCCTTCTTAGATACAAGTCCTGCATCCAGTTCACGAATCTCATCTACGAGTTCTTTGAGATTCTTTTCAAAACGTTGAATCATTTCGTCAATTGTCATTGGATCCTCCTATAAAATTGTATATTGGTCATGACTCTATTATTTATACATCAATGATCTGGTTCATCAATCTCCTCTGATGGTGCTGCTTGACCATCAAACATGCTGGACTTGTTCTCAGGTTCTTCAGCAAGGAACGCTTCATATGTTGGATAATCATCTCCAGGACGGCGATGTCTATCTGGTTCAAGAATTGTTCTACCTTCATCATCAGTCCAGTTTGCTTCTCTAATCTTAGCATCCTGACGCTCTGCAACAACCATCCAATCGATGGTGTCAGTACATGCAGGATCTTGTGCTTCGATAGTAACAATACCTGCTGCAGTGACTGTAGCACGAACTGATGTCCATCCTTGGTTATTGACAACAAATACTTGAGGATCTCTACAGAGATGTTGCCATGTGCCTGGGGTCATTCCAACTGCAACGTCAATGTCAACAGTAGCAGTTCCACCAACAAGTGCAACCTTATCTCTATAAATCAGATCAGGACGTGGACCCTCAACAAATGAGTGAACCAGATCTTTGGTTTCTGTTAGTTCAGGCAGTGGGTGTGGAATACGGAATGTACCAGATCCTTTGGTTAGAGTTCCAGAGTGGAATGCATCACCATTTGATCTGAAGTAGTGATAAAGATTACCTGACCACTCACCACAACTGTATCCAGAACAGGAGTAACCATAGATAGCAAATTCTTCATTACTATCATCATTCAGATGAAGTTCTAATCTTGATACGTTATAAGATGGAGTTACAAATCTGAAACCGTATGGGTCAGAGTTTGTACCATAACCTGTCTGGCGGAATCTAATAGTGTTAGTGGTAATTGTTGGGCAACGCATCTCACCCGTGACATCCAAGTTAATACCAGATGCTGGGTTTGTACCGATACCAACACGACCAGAGAAGTAGTTCTGATCTTCATTTCTACAGTAAATGCCATAACGATAAGACAAGTTAGTTGGATTATTACCAGCACTGTCTAAGGATCCTACTGAGAAAGTAAGTCCTCTAATGTCAAAGTTAACATAGAGACCTCTCATATTATAGCAGTTACCACCATCCATTCTGGTATAGAGGTAAGCACCATAAGAGTTGTTTACTGTAGTTCCATTTACTCTTTCTTCAGCATTAACACCAATTCTATTATAAGTGTAAATACCAAACTTAGAGTTTGTTCTAGAACCATATCTGGTGTCCAAATAGTTGTAGATACCTCTAGCATCTGCAACATATCCTGGACCAGAACTATTAGCATTCAATCCATTGTAGAAATCACTGGAGAAGTTATATGCATAATCCATTCTACCATTACGGTAGTTTCTGCAGTATGCCTGAACACCACGGGCACTTACCCATCTACCACCAGCAATATTAAATGCAAGACCTCTGTTACCTTCTCCATATCCAACATAAGCATTTGCATAGTTTCTCTTATCAAGATAACCTTGTCTGCAATATGCGTAGTTGAGTGAAGCGTAGATACTATCTAAGAATGCATCTTGTTGATATCCGTTTGCAACATAAAGTTCACCAGGGCGATTCTGCCAACTCATTGAGAAGTCAGAATAAACACCAATTTGACCAACGTTAGTAATATTATAAGAAGAAGATCTTGTAGTATCTACATAGAGTGCTTTACCACGCTCACCTGAACCTGCACCATTAGCAGGAACGGTTGTCGAATAAGGCAGTGCAGTTCCTTGTGGTGGCAAATAGTATGCAGTAAATCTATCGTTCCAACCAACATCAAGAGCGGTGTTTGCACCAGTGCCAGTGTTAAACAGTCCAAGTCGATTCCAACGACCCTTTACTCTTGCATTTGTTGGGCAATTGTGAACGTAAGTTGTATCTGGTGTTCCTCCTGCTTCTGTTGCAAAGTTATAAGTTCCTGCAGAAGTTGGAGTTTGAGTTGCGGCAAGTTGTTCCCAACCAGGATTATTGATTCGCATCAAAATCGTATTTGGGTAGGGATTGGTATCACTGCTATTTGGTCTATAGCAGTTTAAGTTTCTATTGAATGTACCAGATTGAGACCAATTAGTGTCACCCTCTCCACCATTGGTTCCGCCTGCTGCTGTACCAAGACCAGTGTTCACCATAGTGAGACCCTGGTTATACATGAATTTGTGACCTTCTGCATTTCCACTCATGGAGTTTGCAGTAGTTTCCTCAATAGTAAAGGTACAGTTAACGCCTACATTATTAAAAGTAAATACTCCAGTTCCAACACCATTTTCATCAAGAACTTCCGTTGCAGTTCTATTGTAATTTGGAATGCTAATAGAAATAATTCTATATCCATCATCGTCATAGTTTGCCCCAATAGGACCATACTGCTTTAATACATCTTGAGAAACAATCTTAGAGTCACTAGTGTTTACACCCTCACCTGTTGTAACAGAAGCAATGTTTGTATAGTAAATTGGTCTACCACCTTGAGTAGAACCTGAGGTTGCCTCAAAGTATCTACTCCAGTTTCTGTAGTATGCAAGGTTTCTAGTTACATACTGAGTACGCCAAGAGTGCATCTGGCGGTTATTATAGTAACCTAACAGATACATCAGGGACCAACCAGAGTTTCTGTAGTCCAACTGCCAATAACCACGAATCATGTGGGAAGTTGCAGGACCCCAGTACATGATACCAACATTGCTGCGGAATCTGGTAGGACCATTTACATCAAGTTTTGCATAACCATCAAAACCACTAGTAAGATTGATGGCAGCTCTGTAACTATCAAGATAGAAAATATCTCTTAATTGTTCTGTAGAACTATCATAGTTCCTACCATATGCTCTAAATCTCCACTGTTCAGGACCAATCTTATCAGATCTTGAACGCATCCAAAGAGCATCTTGAGTACCACCTGATTGATTACCTGGAACTTTCCATTTAAAATACCAATAGTTGGAATCTGTTTGAGTTGTAAATCTCCAGCGATATTCACCATTGCTGGATCTTAATTCTGGACCCTGCTCTGGTTGGTTTGCATCTACTCCACTGTCAAGGGTTACAATATCGAGAGGTGAATTTGGTGATGTTGTTTTAATGCCAACTCTCTTATCAGAGCGAACTGACATTACAACTGCGTCGGATCCTAAATTAGTATTATTATCTGTAGAATCTCCAGCAAAAATATCTAATCTTTGACCAATACCATTAATGTATTGAGATCCAAATCCAGCAGAGTATCTTGGATTTGCAGCATTTGGAAATGCAAGGGTTGGTGAATTTGGATTAAATGTGTCTTGATGAATATGCAATCTTGCAATTGCGGTAGATCCACCAACAGCAGTTTTACCACCAAAGGGGTTTAATTTAGCAGTTCCATCAAGTCCTGCTGCAATAACTGGAATACCAGAAATATCATTTCCTACTAAAGAATCTCCAGAAGTAGTGTTGGTATCTAATGTGAGAATTTGTCCCAAAGATGCACTAAAGGATATTGCATTATCATCCGCAACCTTAAGTGTGATTGGATTATTATCAAATCCCACAAAATCAATTTTGGGTTCGTCTGCTTCTCCTACATTAGGAGTTATTAAAATATCCTTATCAGTATTTGCCATTAGAGTTGGAGACCTTTTCCTAAAGAGTATTTATATTATGTAAAGCGAGGAGCATATGCATCATACAGCAACTTACACTCTCTAGCATTTAGTGCAGTATCATGCCAAAAGAAAGAATTTAATTTTCCATCAAAACGAAGACAGCATGGGTTTCTACAAATATTTGGTGGAGATGCTTGCATTTGTACTTGTGCCCCAAATGCACCAACATCACCTAATAATTCGCCATCATGATAAATGTATAATGTTGGACCATTACCATATTCATTGCCACGATCAAACACTCCAGTTGCTAAATGCCAGTTTCCATCACCAGTTCCAGCATTACTAAATGCAACTCCTTCCCGATAATCAAGACCCATCAACCAATAGTAACCTCCACTAGAAGGTCCAAATCTAAATCCATCTGCACTACCAGCATTAGCAACTAAACTAATTTGACCGCCAGCACCATCATGAGTATACCAAAAAGAAATCGAAAAACTTCCAGTTCTAGTAAGACCCATTGAGTCCATATTTGTTGGTGACTGAAATCCTAACGGAGCATTATACGATCTTGGTGTAGCATCTCCATTGTCATTACCACCAAAGTCCCAATACAAATAATTTGATTGTGTGATTCTTGGAACAGTTCCAACAATAGTATAGTTATTTTGATTACCACTTAAATCAAATACTGTAGATCCAGTCCCAGGAAAACTAGAATTATTGTTTGCGTCAAGAAGAATTTTTAATTCTCTTAACGGAATATGGGGTCCATGATATGCGGTCATAATCCATACCTTCCTTTTAAGTTATTGAACATCAGAGTATTTTCATCACCAGAAAGTGCCCTATTATAAATGTAAACACTTCCTAAAAATCCAGGGCATGGACCATTGCCACCTAATGATCCATCGTTTTGAGTGCCCCCAAATACTCTGAATCCACTAGTGCTATAATTTCCATAAGATAGTCCTAATCCTGGTGTTGTTGGATTAGCGCCACCACCTTCTGTTTGTGGTCCAGTAATAATCTGAGTTTCATTTCTGTAGGCAGTTGCAATTCCAGTTGCTTGATCATAAGTATATG